CGACCATCACCCTGCCGCCCTGCAATCAGGGACCACCCGAACCACCACCGTTCTGTGGAGGAGGTTAGATCGTGAGCAAGGTCATCTCGTTCATCAAGTCCCGGCCGACCGAGGTCTGGCTGGGTCTGTGGACCGCCGCCGTTGCCGTTCTGCTGGCTGCCGGGATCGAGGTTCCCCCCGGTGTCGTGGCCGCGGTATCGGCGGTCATCGGCTGGCTCGTGACATTCGTCGCGTCGCGCGACTCGAACAGCCTCGGCCCTTCATAGTCGCGCTTCCCGCGCGGCCCCAGCGCCCCCGACCTGTCTACCCTCCCTGGGACAGGATCGGGGGCGCTTTCGCGTTCACGGTGTCGGCACGGCCGCCCGGACACGCTCGTCGGTCCCGGCGACGTATCTCGTCCACTGGCTTAGGTCCGAGTGATTCATAAACCGCCGCCAAGTCTCGGGATCGGAGGATCGGGCGACCCTGGTCGACGCAGCATGGCGTAGGAGGTGCGGCCAGACGCGGCCGAGCCCGGCCTCCTGCTCGGCGGCGTGGACCCACTGGCGGAATCGCTCGGCGCCGACTCCGATGAGCCGGTCGGTGTAGACCCTAGACCCTAGACTGAGGTGCCTGGCCGCGATCACTCCGGCCCGCTCCAGCGGCACGCTGTACGGCCTCCCACCCTTCGCCTCGAGCAGGTCGATCCGGGCGTCGGGGCCGAGGTGAACGTCGGACGGCCGAGCCCCCACGAGCGAGCCGACCCGCGCGCCGGTCACGTAGCAGAGCAGGATCGCCCACCCTCGGCGCGACTCACGGCGGAAGGCCGCGCGGAGCAGGCGGCGTAGATCGTCGTCGGATAGGTCGGGGGCCGGGCCGGTCCTCGGCCGGGGGATGGGGACGTGGGCGGCCGGGTCTCGGTCGATCTCACCCTCGACGACGGCCCACGCGAAGAACGCGCGCAGCGCCCGGATCGCGTCGCCGCGCTTCGACCCGTTACGAGGGAGGGCGCCGACGTACTCCTCGACGTGGCCGGGTCGGACGTCGACGACCTCGAGTTCGCTGGGGAACAGGTAGTCCGTCCACCAGCGCACGAGCTCGTAGCGGTACTTCCGGCGCGTCGTCTCGGCACGGCCGAGGACGTCAAGGTGACGGTCGAACCGACGGAGCACCGCGGGGAAGGTGCGGTCCTCCATTCCTACGTCATCGGCAGTACGGGTGACGAGGCGCATCGGTCTGCCGGGTGGTTCGGGCGCGTAGCGGGCCTACGCCGCCTGGTGTTGGCGTTGGCCGTTGGCAGACGCCCGCGTGGTCAAAGGCGGCTCGGACAAGGGCACGAGGTCGCCCAGGAGCCGCTCGAGTGCGACATCGTACAGGGCTGCGAGTTGCAGCAACTCCTCGAGGTGGATCGCCCGCTGACCTTTCTCGAACCGTGAGAGTTGGGACGTCGTGATCCCGGTCGCCCGCTCCACGTCTGTCTGAGACAGGCCCGCCTCGGCACGGGCACCGCGGAGCTTCCCGGCGAGTCTGCGTCGGTACTCCTGTCGGTCCATCGGCCCTCGCCCTCCCTGGGGAATGGGGGATGGATTCTGCCCCATCTTCCCAAGGTCGTCAAGTTTCGCCCCCGCGTGGGTTGACAGTCGTCCCCGAAAGGGGGAGACTGCCCCCCTATGGGAAACCTGCACCCACTGGCAAGGCTCCGAGGTCGCCGAGGCTGGACTGGCCGTGACCTTGCCCGCGCCGCCGACGTCGCCGACGAGACCGTCTCGCGGATCGAGAACGGCCGCTACAAGCCCGGCCCGAAGACGATCTACAAGCTGGCGCTCGCCCTCGAGATGGACTTCGACGAGCTGGCGACGCTGCTCACCGAGGAGCCCGACGAGGTGAGCGCATGACCACGCGCGAGCTCGAGCGGTTGCTTGACCTCCTCGCCAAGCTCTCGGAGCAGACCTCCGATGGCCGTCTCCGCGACATGATCGCCGAGATTCGCTCGGCGTGTTGGGACCGGCTCGAGGTGTCGGCGTGAACACGCGCGAGCGGCTCGAGCTGATCCGGCAGGACTGCAAGTCCGACGTCGCGCGTCCACTGATTGCTCACCTCGCGATGATCGCTGCGCTTGCCACGTCGATGCTCGAGCAGGAGCGTCGGCTCGACGCCATCGAAGCGACGCTCGATCGGGCTGAGGCGGCGGCAAATCGGGCGGCGGCATCACGATGACCTGTTGGCGTTGTGGCCGCGTCGTGAATAACCCCCACGACATCCTTGCGCCAGGTGCCATCGGGGCTCATGCCGAGTGGTGCAGCGACGGCACGCCGAACGATTGCGATCACTGCGGCGGGAACCCGTGCCGCTGGTGGTGCGAGGAGTCTACCCGCGCGAGCAGATCGTTGAACGCGCCGATGCCGTCATCGTCGAGCGACCATGCGGCCTACGTGCGCGAACGGAAACGGCGCATCGCTGCGGGGACGTGGTTTTGGAGCGCCTCCTGATGAATCACCTCGGCAGGCTTTCGCCCACTTATCCGCGCCCGCCGCTCGCCGGTGTCCGCACCCGCGCCGAGCTCGACGACGAGATCGCCAGCGAGAACCGCGCCATCTCCCGAATCGAGCAGACCATCGACGAGTACGTCCCGCCGACGTGTGAGTTCTGCACGGCCCCGGCGATCGACGAGTGCTCCCTCTGTGAGCGGCCGATGTGTGAGGACGACTCGGTCGTCGAGAGCGTCTGCATCGAGTGCGACGCCGAGGTGCTGTCGTGAGAGTCCACCGACGGGTGGATCAGGGCATCGGGCATGTTAGCCCCGGAGGCCCCGGTGTAGGACCCGAGGGTCGGCGGACGGCCAACGCGACCCTCGGGCAGGCACCGCGGGCAGCGGTTGTCGCCCTCGTCATCGCGGGGCTGCTCGCCACGGCGAGCCCGGCGACCGCGACCACATGGAGTCCCGGCGAGTCCGGTGTCTCACCCGCGTACACGGTGCCGATCCACGTCGTCGACACGGTGATCGGGACGCTGCGGCTGGAGAACCGGCCGCTATGGCGACAGGCGCGGAACGAGGCGCTCGCCGAATGGGGCATCCCGTTCATGGTGACGCGGCTGTCGGAGTCGTCGCTGCCCTACACCTTCGACGACAACATCGGCACGGTCGGCTATGACGGGATGCTGATCCCCGACGCGATCCTGCTGGTCCGTAACCGGATGTCCTACTCGACCGAGCAGGCCGGGTACTCGGCCACCGTCAACGGCGGGATCGCGGTGTTCACGCCCTGGGCTCCGTGGTGGAAGCCGAACGCTGCGATGTCCGGTGTCATCGCCCATGAGGTCGGACACGCCCTGGGCTTCTATCACGGCGGGACCGGCGTCATGGCCGGAGCCTTCCGAGTGAACGACGAGGAGCGCGCGCTCGCCCAGACCTACTACGGGGTCGCGCCGTGAGCGCCGCAGCGAAGGACGCCGAGCTGTACCTGCGCCGCTGCCGGAAGCTCGAGGGCGTCATCGCCGACCTGCTGGCCGCACTGACCGAAATCGAAGCACTCGGTGATGTGGATTGCGACACGGCCCCTCAGTTTGCGAGCGCCGCCATCGCCCAAGCCAGGGGGGCACTGTGACGCCGTTCGAGTCGTGGGTGCTGTTCGGAGCGTGCATCGCCATCGGCGCGTGGGTCTATGTCGCCGTGGTGGGTGGCCGTCGGTACCGGCGGATCGTCGATGTGCTGCCGCATGTTGATGTGCGGCCCGAGGACGCGCCACCGATGGGCGGCCTGCCACCCGTCCGTCTCTACGGCGGCATCTACGACTGGCAGGCCCGCGAGGACTTCCACGATCCCATCCGCGACCACGCGTGGTGCGACGACTGCAACGCGCGGCTCCGTCGGGTGTTCAACCGGCTGGGTGACCTCGACCTAGGGCCGCGCGACGCCGACGCGCTCATGGCCGCGATCCGGCGGGAGCTCGAATCGTGAGCGAGGGCATCGCTGTTGCCGATGAGCGTCAGCTCCTCGCCTACGTCTACGGCATCGCAAAGTCGGCAACGGAGACCACGAACAATCCCTTCGACGGCAACCAGGACCGCCGTCAACTGCTGCTCATCCGTGACGTACTCACGCCGCTGTTCGAGCCGCGCCTTGAGGTGAAGGTGCCATGACCGAGCCGCGCAGGGACAGATGGGGCCGCTATCTCCTGCCCGATCCCGTCACCGGCGAGGAGCGCGCGTGGACACGGGCGACGACCCTGGCGAACACGCTGTCCGATCCATGGGGCCTAGTCGACTGGAAGCTGCGCATGGCCGTCAAGGGCGTCGCCACGCGTGACGATCTCCGCGCGCTCGCGTCGGCGCTACCGCTCGACACCGGGAAGAAGCAGCTCAACGAGGTCGCACAGGACGCGATCGAGTACGCCGGGGGCTCGAGCGGCCGGAACATGGGGACGGCGCTGCACGAGTGGACGGCGCAGTCAGACCGGGGCGAGGCCCCGGAGGTTCCGTCGCCGTGGGACCGTGACCTCGAGGCGTACCGCGCGGCCCTCGACCTCTACAGCGTGCGAATCGTCCCCGGCCTCGTCGAGCAGATCGTGTGCATCCCCGACCTCGGCGTCGCTGGGACGTTCGACCGGATCGTGCTGTGGGACCCCGAGGCGTACATCGCGGATGTGAAGACCGCCGCCAGCCTCGACTACTCATGGCTTGAGATCGCGGTGCAGCTCGCCATCTACGCGAACGCGACGCACATCTGGAACGAGACGGCCGAGGCGTGGGAACCGGCGCAGCCGCCGAATCAATCGCAGGGCCTCGTGATGCACCTGCCCGTCGGCCAAGCCCGGTGCGATCTGTTCTGGGTCGACCTCGAGATCGGGTGGGAAGCGGTCACGCTCGCGGTCGACGTACGCGAGTGGCGCAAGCGCAAGGACATCGCCCGGCCGTTCGGCGTCGACCTGCTCGGTCGTTCGCCGGTGCAGCCGGTGCTGGACTTGGCGGGGGATTCGGCCATGGGCGGCTCGCCCGAAGGGACTGCTGGTGACGGTCCCCCATCCCCCGTCGAGGATTCCCCGGCCGACGAGACCGAGGGGGCACCGACCGCGCTTGCGCCAGCCGGTGTCCCCGCCGGGGAATCCGATGCCTGAACCGACGAAGCTGGTCTCGCTGCCGCTCTGTCCGCTGTCCGGCATCCCGCCGGTGCAGCGCGCCTGGTCGGTCAAGCGCGGCGACACGATCATCCTGCGGTTCGCCACGGACAACCCCAAGGTGTTCGAGGCGGCGCGGCCGATCCTCGACGAGGCATCCAAGCGCACCGGGATCGAGTTCATCCTGCTGACCTCGGGTGTCGAGGTCGTGCCACCAGGGGGCGACTCGTGAAGACAATCCCGACGCCAGTAGATGACCTCGCCCTAATCGTCTGGGCTGAACTTGCTGAAGCTGGCAACGACGGTCTCGCCAAGTGGGAGATTCGCAAGCGTACTCCCGAGCTCAGCAAGTACCAAATCGACCGGGGGCTAGACCGAATCAACCACGTCCTGCAGGGGGTCAACGAACGGCCGATCGTCCATTTCAAGGAACGCCGACGGGGGGAAGTCTATCGCCTGCCAGACTTCTGCCCGGACTACAAGACGTTCGCCCTACGGCGGCTGCGCGAGCTCGTCACCCGAGCCCATACCGAACTCGTCCGGGCTCAAGCGGCGACCCTCAAGTGGCCCGACAGTCTCGCCGTCTACCTCCCGAAGATGATGCGTCGCACCATCGAGGACATCGAGGACATGATCTCCGAACTTGAGCAGGTGGACGATGGCGAAGGGTAAATACGCCGCCCGTGCTCGGACGAAGCAGGACGCAGATCGTCGACATGCCGTAGCGGTCGCCGAAGGGAACGAGTTGCGACGCAAGATTCACGAGTTGCGGCATCTCCGTGACGAGAACGCGAACCTGCGACTAGCCAACGACAACCTGCGCGCGCAGATCACCGAGGGGTCCAGCGCGCGAGAGAAGGAATACAGGGAGCTCCTGAAGAAGGCCGTCGAGACGATGGATGACTTGCACGCGAAGTATCAACACGATACGGCCGAGCAGCTAAAGAAGTGGGATCAGCTCCTCGACGAACTCAGTCCCTATCCCACAACGGAGGCATGGTGGGGCGCGGTCACGGCGGTCGCTCGCCAGGCGACGCGGCTCAGCGAGGAGGAGAAGACGCTCCCGCATGAAGTGCTGAAAGTTCGGATCAAGCGAACGCTCAGACAATCCGGGGGGGGATTCGGTGGCCGCTTCACGGAGCGGAGGCGACGGCGATCCCTGGACCGCTTGGAGGCAAGGACAATCAACAAGGCGATTTCCTCGGAAGCGATTATCCGGGAGGCGCTTGCGAACGATGCCTGAGCCCGCCGCCATCGAGCGCCGCGACGATGCCCTGTCGCAGATCGTCGGAACCGGTGACACGCGTGCCATGCTCGAACAGGTCGAGCGGAACGTCCGCGATGTCATCGATATCGCCCGCGACCGCGGGTTTGTGACGCGGTTCAACAACCGCGACTTCTTCGGCTTCCCGGCCTGGAGCTTGTTGGCTTTGACGTACGGCCTCGTACCGTTCATCGAGTGGACGAAGCCCGTCGATAACGGTTGGGAGGCAAGGGCTATCGTCCGCACCCGCGAGGGCGACGTCGTGTCGTCGGCCGAGGCGATGTGTACGCGGAAGGAACAACCGCGCCGCAACGCTGACGACCACACGCTACGGGCGATGGCGCAGACGCGGGCCATGCGGAACGCGCTGCGGTCCTGTCTCGGTGCCGCCCTGGTCATGGCGGGCTTCGACTTCGCTGACCCGGAGGGACCGGCGACGAACGAGCAGGTCGGCCTCCTGCACCAGCTCGAGCGCGAGATCGGGATGTCGCACGACGAGGGTCACGCGACCGCGAACGTCGATTCGTACAAGCAACTGAACCGCGAGGACGCGTCCACGCTGATCAACCGCTGGACCGCGATACGCGATGAACTTCGGGGCGGGGGAGCGGAGACGCCGCCACCCTCCAACGAGTCCGGCCAACGCGGCCCCCACCCCGATTCTTCCGACGCCGTTTCAGACTCTCTTTCCGGCGTCGGGATCGAGGAGTCCCCTGGCGAGGGTGAAGGGGAAGCACCCGAGCCGGGGGATTCCTCACCAGCATCGGACGAGGCATGGAGCCGCGCGCCGAAGGACATGACGCTATCAGGCGCGGTGAAGCTGGCGGGCAAGCTGCGGCAGGAGAACCGGATCACCGGCAACGTGCCGCGGCGGAAGGCTGAGTTCACCGGGGAGCAGCTCGCGCGGGTCTCGGCGGCGTGGCGGGACGGGGAAAGAGGATGAGCCGCGGGGTCGGGTCGTACTGGTGCGAGGCGTGCCGTCGGACCTTCGGTGGGCGTGAAGCGTTCCGACAGGCCCACTTCGGCCGGTGCCTACCAGCGCGGGAGCTGCGCAAGCGCGGGTTCCGTCAGCGAGACGATGGTACGTGGACCCGGAGCTACGATCCCCGACTCCCGCGTCAGCTCCGTCTGTTCCGGGTCGGTCGACCCCATAGGAAGCCCGAGAAAAGTGCGGGGGTCGCCGTCAAGCCATATTGGGTCCCGATTCGTCTCACTACCCAAGAGTCTGATTCCGGCACGCAGGAGGCCGCATGATCCCCTGCGCGCTCTGCGGCAAGCCCGTCGCCCCCAGGGCCGAGGACACGTTCCTCGAGCAGGCCGGTTGGTCGCACAACCGCACCGCCGGGGGCTCGAACCAACTCAGCCTGCGACGTGAGACCGGGCGCTATGCCCACGGTGCGTGCATCCGCCTGGCGGTGCGCGGCGTAGACCCGCGCGATCAGGGGGTGCTGATATGAGCGACCGCATCGACCTCGGCGGTGAACCGTGGCAGGCGATCCCCCGCGCGATCCTGCGCGACGCACGACTGAGCCCGAAGGCCAAGGGCGGACTCGTGACGCTGCTGTCGCACGAGGAGGGTTGGGTGCGCTCGGCCATCGCCATCCTGCAACGTGAGAACGACTGTGGCCGCGACATGGCCCAGGCCATCATGCGCGAGCTGCGAGCGATCGGATACGCCGAGCTCGTGCGCGAACGAGACCTCGAGGGGCGCGTGTCGTCGCACTACATCGTCCGCGCGAAATCCGTAGGTTCAGCCGCCGAAACTGGCGGGTCTCCGGTAGCCGGGAAACCCGGCGGTCGGGAAACCCGGTCGCCGGAAACCCCGGCTGCAGTAGTAGAACCCCAAGACGTAGAACCCCAAGACGAAGAACCCCAAGGTCAAACCCTTGCGCTCGCTACGCGAACGCGACCCCGCGACGAGGTCTTTGAGGCGCTCTGCGAGGTCGGAGGCCACGGCTGGGACGGTCTGAACACCGTCGAGCGTGGACGGCTGAACAAGGCGCGAGGGCTCGCCCGCGAGAGCGGCGCCACTCCGGAGATGATCCGCCACGCCGCCGACCGATGGCCCGCAGTGATGGGCGACGCGACGATGACGGCGCTCGGTGTGATGAGCAACTTCCACCGGCTGTTGTCCGGCCCGGCGAGGACGAGGCGACAAACCGCTGAGATGCCGCTCGATCGGATGGCCCGTGAGTTGTTGGAGGGGAACGCCGATGGTTAGCGATCAGGCTCAAGCTCTCGCGCTGCGCCTGCTGGCGAGCTACCCCGGTGTGCCCGCTACCAAGATGGCCGTCGCTGCGCTTGCCGAATCGCTCGATCGCATGGGGCTGGACATCGCCGAGGCGGTCGTCGAACGAGCCCGGACTGAGCTCGTGCGCGTGCCCTCAGTGGCCCAGCTCTACGAAGTGGCGCGCGACATCCGTGTCGAGGCCGCCGAACAGGATCGCCCCGCGCTGCCTTCGGCCGAGGAGTTCGTCTCCGCGATGCCCGACGAGGTGCGCGAGAAGTGGCACGCGACGCAGGCGAAGTGGTCTGGTGATCTCGACCGTGATGTCGTGGCCGAGGACGCCGAGTGGCAGCGCGTGAAGACCGCGACGCTCGCGCTGCTACGGATGCACGGCACCTGCCTCGGCACCGATAAGCCGCCGGTGCAGGTCGACGGGATGCTCGTCTGCCCGGTCTGCCGCGTGGAGGTGGCGCGGACGTGAAGACCGAGACGACCTGGCGGTGGCTCACGCCGATCGAGCGCGCGAAGCGCGACGGCCGCATCCGCGAGCTGTACGCGATGGGCTGGACCCGGCAGGAGCTCGCCGACGAGTTCGACCTCACTCGGCAGCGTGTCGATCAGATCGTGAGGAAACGATGAGGTCGCTGGCGTTCCAGGTCTTCGGAGACCCGATCCCCCAGGGATCGAAGCGCGCGTTCGTCGTGAAGAACCGGGCGGTCGTCGTCGACGACAACAAGTCGACGCTCAGGTCGTGGCGGTCGGCCGTCATCGACGCCGCTCGCGCCGAGCTGAACGGCGAAGGTCCCGAGCTCGGCCCGGTGCGCATCACGCTCATGTTCTTCCTTCGACGGCCGCAGAGCCCGAAGGCTGGCGTACCGATTGTGAAGCCCGACGTCGACAAGCTGGCGCGTGCAGTGCTCGACGGCATGACCGACGCCGGGGTGTTCCGTGACGACTCGCAGGTGACGACGCTGACCGCGCGCAAGCGGTACACGACCGAGGCGCCCTGCGTGCGCGTGTTCGTGGACGGTGACGCGTGAACTTCTCGAAGCGATACGTCGAGGACTTGGAGGCCGAGGTCGAGCGGCTGAAAGCCCTCGCCAAGTCCTATCGGAGAGATTGGGTAACGGCCGAGGCCGAGGTCGAGCGGCTGCAGGCCATCATCGAGGCCAACGACAACTACGACCAGGATGTCACGGAGCGCGAGGTCGAGCGGCTGCGGGCGGCGGCGACGGCCGTGTTCATGAACCCACTCGACATCGACGCGATGTTGAAGCTGGGCGAAGTCCTGGGGGAGGTGATGCCCATACACACCGATCCGTAGGCCGTGGCGCCGGGAGCGCCCGACGACGACGGAGGTGCAAACGTGCGACAAGCAGTCGTGTACGCGGCCGCCATCACCGCGACCTTGGCAGGGCTGGTGATGGGGCCACCGGAGGCACTCGCAAGCGCCCGGTTCGCCGATTCTCGGGCAACAGCGTCGGGCACGCAACAGCAGCAGATCAGGGAGCGAACGTGCAGGTTCCAGTGGGTCGATCGGGGAACATGGACCGCCCGCGAGGAGCGTCGAACCCTGGCGTGCGTCGTGGATCGGTTCGGCCCCGTCGACGGCGGGATACCCAAGGTCGAGTAGGTCGGGGCGTGCGAGTCCGGGTGGAACCGGCTCGCGTCCAACGGCGGCTCATACCTCGGCCTGTTCCAGCACGCGGCGTCGGATTGGCCGAGCCGCGTGGCATGGGCCATGCCGGACGGCTGGCGCGTCGGCCCCTGGTCGAGCTGGCGAAACAGCAGAGCGCAGATCGTCGTCACGGTGCGGATGGTTCACGCCTCCGGCTGGGGTGCCTGGTCGTGCGCCTGACAGGGAGGAACGGATGAAACGAGCTTTGGCAACGCTGCTCATCGGACTGACCATGATGGTCGGCACGATGGCCGCACCGGCGCAGGCGCTCGATCGGGTCCGGTGCGAGATTCCGGGCAACTACCGGGTCGTCTGCTACAACACCACGCCGTATCGGGTCCACGTGAGGCTGCGCATCTTCACGACCAACGGGCTGTACGTGCGCTACTTCACGATCTTCAACTACCGCAAGGTCGTCTACAGCCCGGCCTACATCAATCGGATTGCCTGGCGCTGGTGGTTCTAGGCGTGGCGATGACGAACGTGGAGCGGTCCCGCGGTGACGGGGGAGGTGATCGACGGCGGGACCGCTCCCGACCCTCGGCCGAGCCGGGCGGTGCCCTACCGCAGCCGCGCGTCGTCGCCCGCGAGGTCCGCGAAATCAGGGTGCGCGTCGAGGTCTTCGCCGCTATCTACGGCGTGGAGCACGAGGCGCTGCTCAGCCTCGGCGGGTCGGACGTTCACGTCCAGACAGGCCCGAGCGACTCGACGGTTTCGACCCTGCTCGACGGTGAGAACGAGGCCGCCCGGCGCCGTTGCGCGCGAGCCGTGGCGCACCTACGATCGGCGTCGACGCACGTCGAGATGGCGCTCAAGGCGTTCGGGCCACTCGTCGAGCAGCCGCGCGATCGGTCGCCAGATGCCGTCGTCGATCAGTCGACGTTTGATCGTGCGGTGAACCGACGACGGCACCGCGAACGGGAGGAGGAGTTGCGACGTGGGTGAGATGAGCAAGGGTGTCAGCGTGGCGACCGTCGAGGCCGCCGATGCGCTGGCCGTCACGGTGCTGTCGCTCATGGATGCGAAGGCGACCGGCGAACGGTCGGTGCAGGACATCATGGCGGAGGCAATCGAGCAGGCTGACCGATACCGTCGCAGCCGGATGGCCGACGTGCCGGTGCGACGTGGGTGACCACACTCCGGGACCGTGGATGGTGCATCACTACAGCAATGTGTCCTTTCACAGGGATGGAACGTATATCCAGCAGGGCGGGCGGGACGTTGGTCAAATCGTGGGATTTGACGAAGCCGATGCCCGCCTCATCGCCGCCGCCCCGGACCTGCTGGCGGCGCTGGAGCGGATTGAAGACCTCGACTGGTCACACGACAGCGCCGAGAGCGCGATGGTCAAGGTGCAAGTCGAAGCGGCCGCTGCCATCGCAAAGGCCAAGGGTTCGGAGAACGTTGCACCGTAGGCTATACTGGCGTCCCGTGGGGACGTGCAAGGTCTGCGGGAAGCCCGCGAAACGTCGCGGCCGGTGCTGGACGTGCTACCAGTTTCGCCGTCGTACCGGGCGTGATCGAACCCCCGCGATGATCTTCGCAGCGAACGTCCGAAGGCTCGACGACGAGCTCGAGCGGCGTGCGATGGCTGCGATTCTCGGCATCCAAGCTTGACCTTCAGTCAGATGTGCATATAACTTACGGTTGCCGTGGTGTGCCCAACGACCGCCACGTCTCTTTGATCTGATCCTCCGAGCGCATCTCCGCGTGCGTCCCCACGTCTCGCGGTCGTGCGCTCGGACTCCGTCCCCGTCCCCGAGCAGGAGGAGGTAAGGCATGGCAGGCGCAGCCTTCGCGGCGATCGACTCGACCGCCGGTGCTGCCGCGCCGAAGACGCAAATCGGTCTTCTGGCGGCGACCGTTCGAGCACGGGTGCGGGGCCTCCGCATCGGCAACACCGCCGCGACGTCGGCCGGTGGCAACCGGTTCGTCCTGAACGCGGTCACGACGGCCGGGACGAAGACCGACATCACGGCGGCGAACACCAAGCTCGACCCGAACTCCCCGTCGCCGATCACCGCGGCGTCCTCGACGTACACCGCCGAGCCGACCTCGGGCGTCACGACGGAGGACTTCGGGTTCGACCGCGTCGGCACGTACATCCTCTGGTACCCGCCCGGTGCCGAGCCGTTCGTGACCGGCACCACGCGTCTCGCGTTGCAGAAAACGGTCGGCACCGAGACCGATGTGCTGGCCGGGACGCTGGTCTGGTCGGAGGACTGATGCCGAAGACGAAGGACGAGAAGCTCCTCGAGACGGAGACGCCCGATCAGCAGGTCGACAGGATGGGGAACGCCTGGCAGTCCGTCGGCCAGTATGAGAAGCAGCTCGGCCTGCCGGTGCATCTCATTGCGATCGACGCCGACGACGACCCCATCCTGGTCAAGATCGAGCGGGACGGGGCGAACGTCATGGGCTACCGGACTGTCTGCGGCCTCGCGCTCGGCGGCGAGGGATCGACGACACGCGGGAAGCACCGCGGCGAGGGCACGCTCCGCTCGACCGACGATCGTGATGATGCGACCTGTCAGGCGTGCCTCGAGTGAAGCGACCCACCCTCGCCGAGAAGCGGAACGGTCCCGGCTATCGCGACCGCCTGCTGACGCACGAGGTCCGGGTGTTCCACGCCTGCGGCGTCGAGGGTTGCGGCGATCCGGTCTACTGCGTGCTGACGCTCTACGTCGACGCCCATCCGCCGGGCCGCGGCTGGTACGAGAAGCTGCTGCGGACGCTCGTGCTCGGCGTCGACACCGAGGTCGGCCTCTGCATGGGCCACGCGCGCGACGTCATCGAGCTCGACGACGAGTGGGCGACGCAGCCGGAACGGTGGGAGCCCGGCCGGGTCAACCCGCCGGTAATGCCGGGGCCGGGGAGGCTCAATGGCTGACGATGTAGCGGTGACCCCCGGTGCCGGGGCCACGATGGCAACGCAGGATCGTGGCGGGAGGCAGTTTCAGCAGGTCATCCCCGCCGGTGCCGACACCATCGTCTCCGGCGAGGTCTCGGTGACGACGACGGCGGCAGAGGCCATCGCCGCGCGGTCGAACCGGGTCGGTGTGCAGCTCCTCGCCCTGCCTTCGAACACGGCGACGATTGACGTGGGCGATACCTCGGTGGCCTCGGGCAACGATTTCCCTCTAGAGCCGGGAGCCTCGTTGTGGATGCCGACCGAGGATGCGATCTGGGCGGACGCGGCGAGCGGCACGCAAACCCTCGCGTACATCGAATACTTCGACTGACCGGAGGTCGATCATGCCGCTGACGCCCGCCGAGCGAACCGATGTCGCGGTGGCTTTCCTGGAGTGCTTCGGCGAGGACGCGTACCACACCGGCCGAACCCTACTGTTCATGAGCCGCTTCGCATCGGGCGGGAGCGGCGATCTGCTCGCGGCCTACGCAGCGCGCGCGTTGACCTGGCAGCCGTTCATCGACTCGGGCCTGTCGATCCAGGCGTTCATCGACGAGGTGACCCGCATCTACAACACGGACCAGCAGCCCGCATGAGAGGAAGCATCTACACCCCGCCGCGGGTCTACCAGCCGAACTTCTATCAGATCGGCAGCCATGACCTGAAATACACCGAGAGGCTCGGCATCTCGGCCGTTTCATCGAACACGGCCTGGGTGTCTGGGCTCGGGGTCTACGTGCCGGTCGTCATCACCGTACCCAGCACAATCTATGAATGGTGGTGGGTCAACGGCACGCTGACGACAGCGCACAACGGTGACTTCGGGCTCTACCGCATGGACTTCACCAAGGTGCAGAGCCTCGGCTCCACCGCTCTTGCTACTACGGCCAGCGTCCCCGTGAACACAACGACCTGGACGAATCTCGATGTCGCTCCGGGTCAGTACTACATGGCGTTCTGCGACGACTCGACGCGGAACTTCGCCACATCCGCCGACGCACTCGGCCTATACCAGGCGGCGGGCGTCATGGAGCAGACCGGGCTCAGCTCTACGCTGCCGAGTCCCGCGGTGCCGGTGGTGTACACGAGGGCGTTCCTGCCGCTGTTCGGGATGAACCTGTACACGGTGGCTCTCGGATGAGCTACACGCCTCGCAACATCGCACCCGTGGACCCGGTGTTCCTTTCTGCCTACAGCAAGGGTTCCCTGGGCCTGGCGTATCACTCGATGAGGCTCGCTGCCCCGTCGTCGGCCGCATACATCGCGTTGAACCGGGCCTACTTCTACCCGTTCGACACGTCCTACGGGTACTCGCTCGCCCGATGGTTCTGGCAGAACGGTGCGACGGTCGGCACGGACTACATCCAGGTCGGCATCTACGACGAGAACCTGAACCTATTCCGTGCCTCGCCCAGGACGCTGTCGGCGGGAACCGTCAACGCCTTGCAATACGCGAACCCCGGCATCCACAGCACGGTCGTCACGAACGGGAATAGCACGACCGACGGCACAACGTTCGTCACGGCCTCGGTCACGCTCAAGGCAGGCGTGCAGTACCTCCTGTCGGTGACGAACTCGAAAGCGAGCGCCGCAGACGTCATCTCGTCCATCGACGGTGGCCCTACGTTCACCTCGCGCTCGAGCGTTGCCTGGGATGCCTCGACGGCGCATCGCACGTCGATCTGGTCGTGCGTTCCGACGACGGACTACACCGGAACGCTGACGATCAACTTCGGTGCGAATACGCAGACCGGCTGCGTCTGGGTGCTGAACGCCAACTACCACGTCGACACGGCGACGAACGACGGCATCGTGCAGAACGCTACGGGATCGGGGAACAGTGCGACGGCGCTTGCCACGCTGGCGGCGTTCGGTTCGGCGAACAATGCGACCTTCGGAGCCTTCGGCGCGGCTGCGACGGCTCCGGTGTTCACCCCGGAGGCCGGGTACATCGAGCAGACCGATGCCGGGTACATCACCCCAAGCACCACGATGGGGACCGTCTTCCGCCCGGACAACGACACGACGGTCACCGAAACGCTCACCTCGGGACAGTGGGGAGCCTGCGCCGTGGAGATCAAGTCCCTCGGCACCGGCGCGGTCTACGTTCCGCCGATGCGTGGTTGGCTGGCGATCCACTGCAACGGGACGACGGCGACGCTGTTCCGCAACGTCACGGGCAACCTGCTGAGCACGATGTACTACATGCAATCGTCGGTGACGAGTGGGTTGCCTGCAATCGCCACGCTCGCCACGGCGACGGCACCGGCCCTGTACGTCTGCGGTTTCACCTCACGGGCGACGGTCTAGAGGAGGTTCCGTGGCTGGTCTGATCTGGCTGTGGAACCAGGGCGGTGCGGTCGCCGGTCCCGAGGTTCACATCGCCGCGGACATCAGCACGCAAGCGGCATGGTGGTTTGAGGACGAGGACACCGGCGAGATCGCCCGCATCGCCGCCGAGACGACGACGGTCGTGCTCGACGCGGTCCCCGCCGTTCTGGTCGGGCCACCGGCGCCGGATGCGGTTCAGGCGGTGCAGGCGTACAGGGACGACTATCCGCACGGGCATGACCCCGAGGACGCGTGGTGGGGCAACGTCTTCGGTTTCCCGGACCAGGCGCTCGACGTCGTCCCCACGCTCTTTCCGCCCGCCGCCCCCAGCGAGCCGATCGAGACCTTCGCCGCGCAGCCGACGTTCGGCGAGCACGACTACGCGACGACGATCCCGGTCGAGATCGAGGACTACCTCGCCCCACCGGAGCAGCTCGAGTTCCTGGCACCGCCCGAAGTCGTCCTCCCCGAACTCCTCGCGGCGCAGCCCCAGCCCGAGGTCGAGTGGACGCAGACCGAGTTCGAGGACTACGCGAACGACACGGCGCTCGACGTCACGCCGCAGTTATTCCCCCCGGTCGTGGCCGAGCCCATCGAGACGTTCGCGGCGCAACCGCTGGCCGAGCAGCCGTGGTTCCCCGACACGGAGCTCGAGGACTACCAGGCCCCGGCCGAGCAGAACGAGTGGACCGCACCACCCGAGGTCAACACCGACGGCCTGATCGCATCGCAGCCCCACTACGGCGAGGCGTTCTGGCCGGAGGCCGAGACCGAGGACTACCAGGCGGACAGCTCCGTCGACCTGTCGCCAACGTTCTTCCCCACGGCGGCCGAGGCGATCGAGGTCTTCGCCGCCCAGCCCCACTACGGCGAATGGTGGTGGGACGAGCAAGCCACCGAGGACTACGCGGCCGATACCACGGTCGATGTCACCCCGCATCTAGTCGCTGGTGTCGAGACGATCGAGACGCTCGCCGCGGCGGGATACACGGCCTATCAGGACGTCGAACCGGCCGAGACGCTCGAGGACTACCAGCACACGTCGACGCTGGACGTGGCCCCGCTCACGTTCGCACCACCGGCCACCATTGTCGAGCTGGCCCCGTCGTACACCACGTATCACGACACCGTCGACCTGCTCACGCCCGACGCCCTCGAGGACTACCAGCACACCAGCACCATCGAGGACGTCGCACCGTTCGCCGCACCACCACCAGCCCCGATCTACCTCACCGAGGGTGATGCCGACGCCACGGTGGGGATGCAGTCCGACGGTGGGATGGGCGACGCGTTGGAGCACGATGCCAACGCCAACGCGGGAGCCGAGGCCGACGATGGCATGGGCGGCAGCATCGAGGGCGATGCGTCGTCGATCACCGGGCTCGAGTCGTGATGGTCAACGTACTTGCTCAACGTGGTTGACGATGTGCATAACGCGCTGACCTGCAGGGCTTGACAACCCAATACGTTGGGGTTCCCCGGCCGAGCAGACCACCGCAATCCGGCTGTATCAGGGGGGAGGGGTGATGCACCCCCCCATCTCGCACCACGATGACCTCGCCGAACCGGGACCGGGCCATCATCGGGGACCGGGGTCCATCCACCGAGGGGGGCGGCATGAGCAGGGTGCGGCACCGCGCCTGCCCCATCGACGGCCGCATTGACTGTCCGGTCCACGTCCCATCCCGACGCGGTCGATCCGGTGCGCAGCAGCGCAAGCGCGCCGCGGTGGTGGCGGCCCATCGTTCCGACTACGGCGAGGTGTGCCCCGGCTGGGGCGTGCCCCCCCACCTCGTCGTGCCACCGAACAGGCTGAGCGCCGACCACGTGGTCGCACGCTCCCTCGGTGGTGAGCATGGCGTGCTCGCCGCTCTCTGCATCGAGTGCAACGCGCGACGAGGTCAGGGGTAGGGGGGGACGGGGGGCATCGAAGACCTCGCGCACCGCCGGGACACCCGCTAGTCAACATTTACACGCGGCGAAAAGCCCAGGTCAGAGGGGGTGCGCGAGGTCAGTGGCTCGCACGACACGCGAGGTCTACAACCGCCGGTGGCGCGAGGTCCGGCTCCACGTGCTCGAGCGAGACGGCTATCGGTGCCAGATCAGGGGGCCGCGGTGCACAACATGGGCCACGCAGGTCGATCACATCGTCCCGTGGCGGATGGGAGGTGCGCTCTATGACGAGGCCAACCTCCGGGCGTGCTGCGCGCGGTGCAACCGTGACCGCGTCTCCGGCGAGCCCGTCCGGCGACCCTCCCGCGAGTGGTGAAAACCGGCTGGCTGCCGAGCGCACGCTGGCCGAGCTCGAGCGAATCGGGCGCCTCGAGGCCGTGGACGCGGCACGGGTGCAGATGATCCGGTCGATGGCCGACTCGCTGGACGCTCGGCCGAACAACTCGCAGATGTGGCACGAGTACCGCGAGACGGTGGAGGGGCTGATCGCCAGTGGTGATGACGGCGCAGAGATCGACGCGGTCCTCGCCCGCCTGCGTGCCCCGGTTCACGACGAGACGTAGGCCCGAGCGGTACACCTTCGGTGGGCGGCTCGCCCAGGTCGCCGAGATGCTGGGCCAGCCGTTCATGCCGTGGCAGCGCGAGGCCGCCGACATCGGTTGCGAGATCGACCCGGCCACCGGACTCCCGGCCTACAACGAGGTGTTCGTCACGGTCCCGCGGCAGAGCGGGAAGACCCTGCTCTACCTCACCTGGCAGATCGACCGATGCCTGTCATGGGGTCGGCCGCAACGGTCGGCGTTCACCGCCCAGACCGGCAAGGATGCGCGCGATAAGTGGCTCGACGAGCTGTTCCCGCTGATCGAAGGCTCCGATCTCGCGCCGCTGGTCGCGGCGGGTGGAATCAACCGAGGGATGGGCAACGAGGCGATCCACTGGAAGACGGGTTCGCTCATCCGCATCCTGTCGACCTCGACGGCCTCGGGCCACTCGAAGACGCTCGATCAGGCCGTGATGGACGAGGTCTGGCACGACGTCGACGATCGACGTGAGCAGGGGCTCCGTCCCGCGATGATCACGCGGGAGGACGCGCAACTGCTGGTCTGCTCGACGGCCGGGACCGCGGCCTCGACGGTCTACAACCGCAAGGTCGCCGCCGGGCGTCGGGCCGTGGGCGAGGACGCCGGTCACGGGATGGCGTACATCGAATATTCGGCGCCCGACGAGTGGGAACCGGAGGACCGGGACTCGTGGTGGTCGTTCATGCCCGCACTTGGTCACACGGTCACCCCGACGCGGATTGAGCAGGAGCGGTTGGCGATGAGCGCGGGCGAGTTCAAACGTGCGTACGGGAACCACCCGACGGCCGTGATCGACAGCGTCATCCCCGCCGACCAGTGGGAACGGGTCTGCAACCCGACCGCGAAGCCCGAGGGCGAGCTGCGATTCGGCGTTGACGTCGCCGAGGACCGTTCGTCGGCCGCGATCACCGCCGCAGGATCGAACGGTGTCATCGAGCTCATCGAGCACAAGGCGGGGATCGGCTGGGTCGCCGATCGCTGCAACGAGTTGACCCGAGCTCATGGCGTGAAGGTCGCCCTCGACGCCGGTGGCCCGGCGGGTGTGCTGACCGACAGCCTGGAAGACGCCGATCCGCTGAGCAACCGTGACGTGCTGCACCTCTGCGGTGCCGTGTACGACGCCATCGTCGAGGGACAAATCGTGTTCCGGCGGGATCGGTCATTCGACGCGGCCGTCGCCGGTGCGGTGAAGAAGCCGGTCGGCGACCTGTGGGCGTGGTCCCGCAAGGGCTCGGTCGCCGATGTCACCCCGCTCATGGCGGCGACGCTGTCGTTTCAGGGCAAAGTGGTCGAGAGGGAGCCGATGGTCGCATGGGCTTGATGGATCGCTGGTGGAAGTTCATCGGGGCCGAGCGTCAGAATGACCCGCTCGACTTCGGTGAATGGATGACCTGGCTCGGGCAGGTGTACGCGCTTGGGCTGAACACGTCGATGACTGGCAACCGCGAGGAGGTCCCGCCGGGGGCGACCGGGCTGGCCTCCTACGCCTTCGGCGGCAACGCCGTCGTGTTCGCCTGCATGGCCGTGCGGATGCGGGTCTTCACCGAGGCGCGGTTCGCGTTCCAGCGGATGCGCGGTGGCCGACCGGCCGACCTGTGGTCGTCGCCCGCGCTCGGCCTGCTCGAGCACCCGTGGCCGAACGGCACCACGGGCGATCTGCTCGCCCGGAACCTGGTATACGCCGACCTGTTTGGCAACGCGTTCACGTATCGGGTGTCCCCGGATCACCTGCAGGTGCTCCGGCCGGATTGGGTGACGATCCTATCGGGAGTGCGCGAGGAGTCCGAGACGAACGGTTGGGACCTCGGCGCCGAGGTGCTCGGCTACATCTACCAGCCGGGCGGTCGTGGGTCGGGCAAGGAACCGCGGTTCCTGCAGCCGGAGACGGTCGCGCACTTCGCGCCGGTGCCGGACCCGATGGCGCCGTGGCGCGGGCAGTCGTGGCTGTCGCCGGTGCTGCGCGAGATCAAGGCCGACACGGCGGCGACGTCGCACAAACTGGCATTCTTCGAGCAGGCGGCCACGCCGAACCTCAAGGTGAAGGCCGATCCTACGCTGACGCCCGAGAAGTTCAAAGAATGGGTCGCGGTGTTCCGCCAGGGGCACGAGGGCGCAGCCAACGCGTACAAGACGCTGTTCCTCGGGGGCGGTGCCGACGCCGAGGTGATCGGCGCGAACCTGCGGCAGATGGATTTCAAGCAGACCCAGGGTGCCGGGGAGACGCGGATCGCCGCCGCCGCCGGGGTGCCGCCGGTGCTGGTCGGTCTGTCCGAGGGTCTGCAGGCCGCGACGTACTCGAACTACGGCCAGGCCCGTCGCGCGTTCGCCGACGAATGGGCGCGCCCAACGTGGCGCAACCTCGCCGGATCGCTGCAGTCGATCATCCCGACGCCGACGGACTCCCGGCTGTGGTACGACGACCGCGATATCCCGTTCCTGCAGGAGGATCAGAAGGACGCGGCCGGGATTCTGTCGGTGCGCGCGTCCACGATCAAGCAGCTCGTCGACGCCGGGTTCGAGCAGCAGTCGGTGGTCAAGGCCGTCGACGCGAACGATCTGTCGCTCCTGCAGCACACCGGCCTGTTCTCGGTGCAGTTGCAGCCGCCGGGGACCGAACTCACGCCACCGATGCCGACGTCGAACGGGAAGGCCCCGGCCGATGCCGTGGCACCTGGACAGTGACCATCCCGACTGCTCGGGCTGGGCGATCGTCCTCGATGCCACCGGCAAGGCGGTCGGCTGTCATCCGACCAAGGCCAAGGCGAAAGCGCACCTCGCGGCGTTGAACGCCAACGTGAAGGGGGCAGACATGACCGATCAGGCCACGCGGGCCGCGGTCGACAACAGCACGTGGGACGGCAACAAGGCGATGACGCAGTGCTCATCGGCCGCCGACTACAACAAGGTCTGCGCCGGGAAGACCGCGGGCGATCCGGCGCTCCGCTCGTCGCACAAGTTGCCCCATCACTACCTCGCCAAGGCACCCGTACCGAACGCCGCAGGCGTCCGTGCATCACTGCAGCGGTTCGGACAGACCCAAGGGCTGATGAACAGCGCGGAGGCCCGCCGACACCTGGAGGCGCACATGACAATGATCCAAGCGCAGGAGGCATCCGCCTTCCCGCGGGGGGACCTATACCGGGCGATGCCGCCATCGCTGGCGCACTTCGAGGTCCGCGAGGAGTCCGACGGCGGCCGCACCCTTGTCGTGCCGTTCGCGCGGTTCAACGAATGGACCGAGATCGACTCGTGGTTCGAGGGTCGATTCATGGAGCGAGTCCTGCCCGGCGCGTTCGTCGACTCGTTCGCCGAGCGCACGCCGAAGATCACGTTCAACCACGGGCGCGATCCCGAGCTCGGCGACAAGCTGCTCGGCCATCCGGTCACGGCGTACGAGAACGACGTCGGCGGAGTGGTCGAGGCCCCGCTGTTCTCCGGCGTGCCCCCGCTCGTGACGGACGGCCTGCGCGCCGGGGCCTATGGTTCGTCGTTCCGATTCGGCGTCGACGAGGACGACATCGTGCACAAGCCAAAGGTCTCGGACTACAACCCCGAGGGCCTGCCGGAGCGGTCGATCATCAAGGCGTCGGTGCATGAGGCAGGGCCGGTGACGTTCCCGGCCTACGCGAACACGACGGCGGGCGTGCGCTCGCTGACAGACGAGTTTCGGCCAGCCGCGGAGACCGTTGCGGAGCTGGCCGCAAGGCGTCCGGGTGAGCTGGCCCGGATGATCGAAGAAGTCCTGCATCAGAAGGGCGTCGAGGACAAGCCTCTCGAGGACAAGCCTCTGCCCATCGAGGTGCGGAGGTTCCGCACACGAGAGGAGTTTCTGGCATGGATGTCGCAGAGCTGAACGAGCTCCGATCCATCGAGGAGTTGACGAACAAGCAGGGGGAGGTGAAGGCCGAGCTGACGGCGCTCGAGAACGAGTACGCCGGTCTCCCCTATCCCGACGACGCCCGCGAGCGGTACGCGGACCTCGTCGAGACGAACGAGGAGATCGACAAGCGCGTCGTCGAGCTCGACAAGCGCGAGAAGTACCTCAAGCACATCGCCGAGAACGGCGGGTCGGACCCGGCCCGCGTGACCCCGGCATGGGAGGCACCCAAGGTCGACCGTTCCAGCCTCAAGGAACGGGACATCTACGACCTGTCGAACGTCCGATTCAACCCCGAGGACCCGCAGCGCGGACGCCAGGAGTACCGCGACCGGGCGATGCGAGCGATCGAGCTCGCGCACTTCCCGGAGCAGATCGGCCGGGAGCGCGCAATGGAGCACATCGGGCGCCTGCTCGATGAGTTCGACACCGACGATGGGCAGCTCGCCCGTCGCATCCTGAAGACCGGCTCGCCGCAGTACCGCGCGGCGTTCCGCAAGTGGATGATGGGCGTGCCGATGACGAACGAGGAGCAGCGCGCCTTCTCGCTGTCGACGACCGGCATCCCGATCACGTTCACCCTCGACCCGACGCTGATCCCGGTGTCGGCCTCGGTGGTGAACCCCCTACGCGCGATCTCCAGCGTGGAGCCGATCGTCGGGTCGAACGAGTGGCGTGGGGCCACCGCCGCGGCGATCACCGCCTCACGTGCACTCGAGGCCGCAGTCACGACCGACAACACCCCGACGCTCGCGCAGCCCGCGATCGTCTGCTCACGGGTGCAGGCGTTCGTGCCGTTCTCGGTTGAGGCCGAGGGTGACTGGCCCGGTATGGACGCCGGGCTGGCGCGGCTGTTCGCCGACTCGAAGGACGATGAGGAGGCGACGGCGTTCTTCTCCGGCAACGGCACGCCGCCGAACCCCTTCGGCCTGTCGACCGGCGTCACGGGGACCACGGCGCTCGCAACCGGACTGACGATCACCGCCGCCAACCTGTACGCGATCGAGGCGGCGCTGGCTCCGAGGTTCCGGCCGCGGGCGCAGTGGGTGGCGAACCGGGCGATCTACAACATCATCCGGGCGCTGGACACCGCGGGCGGCGCGCAGTTGTGGCTCCGCATCGGTGAGCTGATGGGCAACGCTCCGGCGTCCTCGGGTGGCAACGGCAATACCGGGCTCCGTCTGCTCGGCTACGCCGTGAACGAGCTCTCGACCGCACCGGCGACGATCGTGAACGGAGTGAAGGACATCTTCCTGGGTGACTTCTCGATGTTCAAGATCATCGACCGGGTGGGCATGAACATCGAGCTCGTGCAGAACCTCACGCAGCAGGCCACGGCCGGGACGGGCTTCGGGATGCCGACCGGACAGCGCGGTCTGTTCGCGTGGTGGAGGAACGGATCGAAGGTGCTGGACGCGGTCGGGTTCCGCGCCGGAACCGGCACCACGTAAGACCGGGCAACCGGGTGGATCGGGGGGGAGGCACGGGGCCTCCCCCCCACCCGATAGGGAGGTCCGATGCCAGCAGCGAAGACGTACATGAAGGCCCGCCATGCCTTCGGCGTGCAGTACGAGGGCGAGTTCATCACGATCTCCGAGGGCGAGATCGTCCCGTCCGGTCACAAGCTGCTCAAGCAGCTCGGCAAGGCGGGCGTCGAGGAGCACTTCGAGGAGGTCACGTCGTTCGGCCGGTGGGACAAGGTCGAGCAGGCGACGGCCGCCCCCGGTGAGAAGCGCGGCGCATGAGGATCGTCGCGTTCATCGCCGCCATGGCCTGCATCGTCGTCGGTTTGCTGACGGGCCTGTTCGAGCTCGACACGAACCTGTCGGCGCTCGCGTGGTTCGTCGCGGCCATCGCGATCGCGCTCGTGTTCAAGGGTGAGCCCGGATGACGGTGCAGCGCGTCCTTCGGGACACGCGGGCGCAGCCCGAGGTCGTCTTCTACGTCGGCACGACGCCGACCGACGCCGACGCGTCCGTCACGGTGGACATCTTCCGCGCCGATGGGTCGATCTTCGCCACCGACGCCGCGACGACGCACGGCGCGACCGGCCACTACGTCTACACGCTCGCGCCGCAGTCGGTGCTTGAGCGGTTCCAGCTCGTGTGGGAGGGCACGTTCGGCGGCGTCGTGCAACGGCAGACGTCCTATGTCGAGGTCGTCGGCGGATACGTCGTGTCGCTCGCCGACCTGGCGGCCGAGTCCGGGCTGGCGACGAAGACCCCCGCCGAGCTTGCCGAGGCCCGTCAGTGGTTCGAGGACCGGGCCGAGGACTTCTGCGGCGTGGCGTTCGTGCCGCGATACGCGCGTGATGTGCTCGACGGCACGGGATCGCGCAGGCTCGACCTGCTGCACGCCCGGCCGCGCTCGATCATCTCCGCGAAGTTCGACGGGGTCGTGCAGGACGCGACGACCTGGGACCTGTACGAATCCGGGTACATCATCGCGCCGTCGACATTCCCGTGGGGATTCCGGAACATCGAGCTGATTTACGAGCACGGGTACGATTCGGCGCCGTCCGACATCCGCGACGCGGCGCTGACCGCGATCCGGTCGAACGTGCTCGCCGATTCGTCCGGCGGGGGCGGCATCCCCGCAGGTGTGACCTCGCTCATCACCGACGCGGGCACGATGGTCTTCGGTGGTCGGCTGACCCGGCCGTTCGGTATCCGCGCCGTCGACGATGTGCTGCTCGATCGGCGCGTCGTGATGATGGCATGATCCGGCGCTGGCGTTCGCGGCGATTCTGGCGGCGAGTCGAGGCCGGGAAGAAGGCACGGCTGCCGAAGTATCTCAATCCGACGCGTGTGCCGGTGGAGGGTTCAAATCCATTCCGCGGTTTCGTCAAGCTGTCCCAGGCTGATTTCAGGGAATGGTGGACCGGATAGATGTCGCGGACCTCGCGCCTCGCCGCCGCCGAGGTTGGGCTGTTCCATCTGCTCGAGGGACGCGCCGCCATCGGGGGCAACCCGCTCTCAGGCGTGCCGCTGTCCTACGGCTGGCCGGGCGACGAGCTCGCCGCCGAGCATGTGTGGATCGGCGAGGAGGCCACGTCCGAGCAAACGTGGGAAATCACCGGCTCGGGCTCGCAGGCGAAGACCGAGACGGCCTCGCTCGAGGTGTGGTTCTGGCACACGGTCCCCGGCACCGATTACCCCGCCGCGCGCGACCGAATCCTCGACATGGTCGGTGAACTCGAGATCGCGCTGCGTGACGACTGGAAGCTGCAGGAGTCGGTGTTCGACGCGACGCTGACCCGCATCCGAAAGTCCGCGGCGCCCGCTGAGAACGCGCGCGGGCTGTTCGTCCGCGCCGATGTCGAGTTCCGAGCGTGGTTGAGCTGATGTAGGGAAGCCTGCCCAGCCGAGCCACGCCTCGCCTCGCCTTGTCACGCCCTGCCAAACCTTGCCACGCCACGTAGCCCTGATGTTATCGCCCATGAGGAGGACCCATGAAATACCGCGTGCGGGAAGACGTGTCGGTGTCGAACCAGTTTGGGCCGGACACCGAGTTCAAGCAGGGCGTGCATGAGGCGAAGGAAGCGAACCGGGAGCAGCTCGAGCGACTCGAGTCCCTCGGCCTCGCGGAACGGGTGAAGTCGTCCGACAAGGAGGCATGAGGTGGCGCTGAACAAGAAGATCGCGGTCGTCGCGTTCGACAAGCAGACCTCGTTCGGCACGCTGGCCGTGGCCCGCAAGTACGGGTTCGGCGTGCGGTCGGGCTCCATCCTGGACGCGGGGGTTGACCAGGCGTACGAGGAGCTCACGACCGCCAACCGTTTCCCTCCATCGGCCTACCGATCCGGCGCGCTGTGGACGGTGGATTGTGTCTCGCGGGCGTGGCCTCGCTCCGTCGTCATGCTGCTCGAGAACGCGCTCGGGTCACGCAACACGACCGGCGCCGCCGACCCGTTCACCCACACGATCACCCCGGCTGATGCCCCCGGCTACTTGACCGCGGCGACCCGGCTCGACACGGAGTACCACAAGATCAGGGATTGTCGTGTCGACGTGTGGTCGCTCTCATGGAACCAGGCCGAACCATGCGAGATGGGCGTGCGGATGATGGGCACCGTGGGGTCGCCGTTCACGACCTCCGGCGACCCGACTACCGACGACTCCGACCAGCAGTCGTTCTATCCCGCGGGCGGCGTGTTCCAGATCGACTCGGATTCAATCACCCCGGTTACCGCCGACATCACCGGCGGCACCATCACGATTGCCAACCATCTCGAGCCGGTGCGTGTCTCCCGGTCGCTCGAGCCCATCGACGTGTGGCCAGGCCTGCACGAGATTACCGTCACGTTGCGGCTGATCCCGACCAATACGACCCTATGGCGCTCGGTCGTGACCGGCTCCGATGCCGGGACCGCGCTGGGGAACGCGCCAGTGTACGGATCGTTCCACACGCTGTTCACGATTACGGCCGGAACCCGTGACCTCGACCTGACCGCCACGCGAATCGCGTTCATGGGCGATTACCCGGAGCCGGACCCGGCGGGCGGGCCGGTCGAGATCGAGCTCACCGGCACGGTGGTCAAGCCCGCCGCGGCGGCGTTCACCGCCGTCGTCCACAACCAGGAGGCGGCATCCAACTACGCGGGCTCGTAGTCCGCGGGAACCAGGGGGGAACTCATGCTCATCGTGAACGACCTAGGAAACGAGGTCGTCAACTCCGACCTCGTGTTCGCCATCACGGTCGTCGAGACGCCCGAGGGATGGATTGTCCTCGCGCAAGGCGTCGCGCAGTGGCGCTCCGTGATTGTCGCGGGATCGAAGGAGCGATGCCAGCGTGCGCTCAAACTCATCACCGACGGGGTCAAGCAACGACAACATATCCTCGACCTGGTCGGCATCCTCGGCCAGCGGGCCGACATCACCGTCCCGCAGCCCAAGATCGTGCTGCCCGGCAACGGCGAAGGGCGGCCGTGATGGCGTCCTGGCGTGTGGTCGGCGTCATGCTCGACGGGACGAAGCACGAGGCCGTCGGCGTCTACATGGCGCTATCGGATCGCGTCGCTTTCGAGCGGCTCTACAACGTGTCGGTCGTTGACCTCCGACGCGAGGCGAGACTGATCGACGACGAAGGCAACGCCCAGGCGCCGGTACGGAACCTGCGCGAGGAGCAGACCGCGTATTTCGCATGGCGCACGCTCACGCGGGGCGACTGTCCGGTCGGTGGGTTCGAGGACTTCCTCGAGACCGTCGAGGAGATCAAGCTCGAAAGACTGGACGGCCCCGTGGACCCTACGGACCCGGCTCCGGCGTCTGGCGAGTCGCCGTCTTAGCGGCGGACCTGCACATCCCACCGAACGCGATCCTCGAGGCGCCCGTCGAGGTGCAGCAGGCGCTCGGGGAGTACCACGATCAGCAGGTCGAACAGCTCGAACAGGCGATGCGGGAAGCGGAGGCGAGGCGGCGTGGCTAGCGGTGGCACTGTCACGGTGCAGGGGCTCAATGAGTTCAGGGCCGCGGTGCGCAAGGCGGCCGGTGCCACGCCCCGTGAGATACCGCTCGCGTTGAAACGCGCGGGCGTCCCAATCCTCATGCAGGCTGCGGCGACCGCTCCACACCGCTCGGGCCGCCTGGCGGCCGGGTACAAGGTTGCGGTGCGAGGGACCACGGCGAGCATCGTGTCGTCGGTGCCCTACGCGGGTGGTGCGGAATGGGGATCGCGCGGCAAGTGGGCCGGATTCGCGGGTGCCCCGCCCCGCATCGTGTGGCCCGCCGTCGAGGCGCAGGAGGGCAACGTCGAACTCATCCTTGAGAACGAGCTCCGCAACATCGTCGGCATCTACGGCTGGGCGGTCTAGACCACGCACGGTCTAGAACACGGCGTCGACGAGGTGCCGGTAAGCGTCGAACCGGAGCAGCAGCACCGATAGGACAGCGGTCACCGCCGCCACGGCCAGGATCAGCACCAGCACCCGGCGGTCGGCCCATGCACGCGCGAACATGGAGGGATCGTAGGTGGCCGGACGCTCGTTGACCATCACCTATATGGCCGACGCCGATAAGGTGCTGGCGGCTCAGAAGCAGATTGACGCCGGGCACTCGACGCTGGACTCGTCGACGAAGAAGACCGGCGGCGTGTTCTCCTCGACCTTCGGCTCGGTCATGCCGCTCGCGGCGGCTGCGGCCGGGGCGGCCGTCCTCAAGTTCGGCGCGGATTCAATCAACGCGTTCAAGGAGTCCGAGGCGGCGATGGCGCAGACCAACGCCGTCCTCAAGTCGACGGGCGGCGTGGCGAACGTGACGGCCGACGATGTGCTGAAACTCGCTCAGAAACTCCGCGATGTCTCGGGTGCCGACGATGAGGCGATCCAGGCGTCGGAGAACCTGCTGCTGACGTTCACGCAGATTCGCAACGAGGCGGGCAAGGGTAACGACGTGTTCAACCAGACCGAGGCCGCGGTCCTCGACATGGCGACGTCGATGAACAACGGCGCCATTCCGTCGATGGAAGACCTCAACTCGAAGACGATCCTCGTCGGCAAGGCCATGAACGACCCCATCAAGGGGCTGACCGCGCTGACCCGTGTCGGTGTGACTTTCAAAGACGGCCAGCGCGAGCAGATCGCGGCGATGGTCGCTGCGGGCGACACGATGGGCGCGCAGAAGATCATCCTCGCCGAGCTGACGAAAGAGTTCGGCGGGTCGGCCAAGGCCGCGGGCGACACGTTCGCCGGTGCGCAGGCCAAGGCCGCGCAGAAGATCGAAGACCTGCAGGAGAAGATCGGCGGCATCCTGCTGCCGGTGCTGACCGACCTGGCCGATACGTTCGCCGACATCCTGACGAAGGCCGGGCCACTGATCGAGCTGATCGGGCACGCGTTTGCCGCGGCCGTGGAGCTCGCGTCGGAGAACCTGAAACAGATGGTCGGGCCGCTGGAATACCTGGTCGACCTCATCCCCCAGACGAGCAAGGCGACCGATGAGGGGGGCGCGTCGTTCTTCGAGTACGGGAAGGCAATCGTCAACCTCGGGAACCCGATCACGACGTTCACGAACCTGCGCGGCAAGCTGAACGACGTCGTCGACATCGCCACGCTGTCCCTCGGTGAGGAGAAGGACGCGCTCGAGGAGCTGCCGTCGACGATGAAGGGCGTCGAGTCGAGCTCGCGCGGACTGTACGAGCAGCAGCTACGCGGTGCCGACGCCACCGAGGAGTGGGACTCGGCGACGAAGAAGCTCACGGAGTCCATGCGCGATCAGCGGCTCGCCCAGCTCGCGCTTGCCGACTCGTTCCTGGGCATCATCGAGTCCGCGCGGACGCTGGCCGAGGATCAGAAGGAACTCAACCGGCTGCAGGAGAAGGGCCGGGACAACACGAAGGCGTACGACGACGCTGTGCTGCAGGTCATCGAGGATCAGATCGCCCTCGAGGAGTCGATCTTCTCCTACGGCAAAGAGCTCGTCGACGCGGGTGAGAAGCAGCGCAACGTGGAGAAGGCGATCCGTGATGCGGCACGGGAGGCGGGTGTCAACAAGGACGCCGTGCATGACTTGATCGACGAGATCAGGGATTACATCCATGAGCTGAACCGCATCCCCAAGGAGGTCATCACACACATCGGCACGGTGACGACGGGCGGCTGGCAGACCGGCGGCGGGTTCCAGCACGGCGGCGTCGTCGAGAAGACCGGCATGGCGCTGGTTCACAAGGGCGAGGTCTTCTCCGGCGTCAACAACGAGATGGGCTTCGGCGGCCCCACGCTGAACGTGAGCATCGGCACCGTCGTCGGCCCCGGTGGGATCGAGGAGGTCGCCGACATCCTCCTGCGGGAGCTGCAGAAGCACGGCATCCGCAACGTGACCGCTGGTATCCCGTGAGCCTGCCGACACTCACCTGCGAGATCGCCTTCGGCGACCCGACGGACACCCCGACGTACACCGACGTGTCGGCGCAGCACATCTCGACGCGGATCACGCGCGGGCGCAACCACGAGCTCGATCGCATGGTGGCAGGCAAGGCGGTCACACGCCTGCGCGATCCCGACGGCTACTTCGACACGACGAACCTCGGCTCGCCCTACGCTGGGAACGTCCTGCCGATGCGGCGCATGAGGATTCGCGGGACGTGGCAGGGCGTGACGTACGACCGGTTCAACGGCTACATCGAGTCCTACCCGCGGTCGTGGACGCCTGGACCCGCCGGAATCGCCTACGTCGAGATACACGCCGTCGATGCGTTCAAGGTGCTCGCGCTGGCGAAGGTGAGCACGGTGCGTTCGGCCGAGTCCTCGGGCGCGCGGGTCGGCGCCATCCTCGACGCGATTGGATGGCCCGCCGCCGACCGTGCCATCGACACGGGTCTGTCGACCGTGCAGGCCGTGACCTATGTCGATCAGCCCGCGCTGACCGCTCTGCAGGCCGTCGAGTCCACCGAGGGTGGCGTGCTGTTCGTGTCGCGCGATGGGAAGATCACGTTCCTCGATCGGACCAAGCCGGTCACCGTGGCGCTCGATGCAGCGAATCTGACCTGGGGGGACTCCGGGCTCGAGAAGGACTACCTCGACCTGACGACCTCGTTCGACGACTCGCAGATTTGGAACGACGTCAAGGTCACGGCGCCGGGCAACCCCGACGGTACGGCCGAAGACCTCACGAGCCAGGATCGCTACTTCCGCCGAACGCTCGTTGAGTCGACGCTGCACCAGGATGCGAACGAGCAGCAGTCCAAGGCCGAGTACCTCGTGACGCGGTTCAGTGAACCGGCGCTCCGTATCACCACGCTTGATCTGAGCTCGGCCAAGGGCCAGGACATCCAGTGGCCGCACATCCTGCCCCGTGAGCTCCACGACAAGCTGCGCGCCCGGAAGACGTCGGTCAGCGGCACGATCTCGCAGGACTCGTTCATCGAGGGATACACCGAGACGATCCGACAGGGCGTCTGGGACATCGTGTGCAATCTGTCGCCGCTTGAGCGCGCGACCGACTACTGGATTTGGGGGGAGTCGGCATGGGGCGTCGACACGCGCTGGTACTGGTGAGGAGGGCCGATGGCCTACACCACGCCTGACACGGCCGTCACTGGTGTCGTTGCACCGGCGTCTATGTGGAACTCGGGCGTGCGCGACAACCTGCTCGCGATGATGCACCCGATCAACCGGAAGACCTCCGATCAAAGCGTCACGAGCTCCGTCACGCTCGTGGACTGCACCACCATGACCCTCCCCTTACTGGCGAACGAGGTTTGGGAGTTCTCGTTCAACATCATTTACGGTGCCGCGACCACTGGCGATATCAAGTTCGGCTTCACCTTCCCCGCCTCTGGTCGCATCGACGCGACGACGGCCTGGCGTGACAACACGGGTGCTATCCAGCTCCAAAGCTGGACGGGGACGACCACGCCAAGCTCGGCGTTCAACGTCGAGGGGTTAGGTACGGCTAACCGTGTGTTCTACCCGATCAGGGGCATCTTCACGAACAGCACCAACGCGGGCAATCTGCAACTGCAGTTTGCCCAGGCGACTTCGGATGCAGGGGCGTCCACGGTCTACACGAACTCGACCGTGTGGGGCGCAAGGCTCGCCTAAGGAGGCAAGCGTGGCAGTCATCGCTATCCAGACCATCGACCTCGACGGCGAGGGCGCCGACTATGCCGCGGCCGTCGGCCCCGACACGTTCGTCAACGACGGGCGCACGTTCCTGCACGTGAAGAACACGAACGCGGCGACGCGTGACGTCACCATCGACTCGACCAAGCTGTGCGATCAGGGGTTCGACCACAACCAGGTCGTGACGATCCCGGCGACGACCGGCGACGTGATGATCGGGCCGTTCCCGACGGCGCGCTTCGGAACGACGGTCACCGTGACCTACTCGGCCGTGACCAACCTCACCATCGCCGCGTTCAAGCTGTCGGCGTAACTCCCGACTGAACCCGAAAGGCGACCTGTGGCTGACACCGAGTTCATCACCGCCCGCTATCCCGAGAACGAGATGCCGAAGACGCAGAACCGCAAGGAGATGATGACCCGCGTCCGCGGCTTCCTCGATGGTCCGGGGAGACTCCGTGAGGCCGGTGGAGACTGGTCTCCTTGGCGAACGGAACCCGAGCTCCTGGATCGGATCGCCACGCGCACCGGCCGGATGGGAGTGGGTCCCAAGCTCATCGTTCAGAAGCGCTCGAACCGAGCGCAGCTTTCCATCCGCGAAGTCAAGGCGATCCCCGATCTCGGTGCCGCCCCGGAGATCGAGAAGATTCACGCCGCGGTCTGGGCCGAGTTCGACGTCCGATCCGGTGGGCTATGGCTCTGCCGATTCATCGACGGTACGCATTCCGTCTCCAAGCACGGATACCTCAAGGATGACCCGAACGGCTGGAAGGGCGCCGCCGAGGACATCTTTGTCATCAACGGTGGGATGGCCGACCTGGTCAAGGTGGCCGAGTTCATCGTCAATGGAACCAAGCACGGAGCGTTGGAGGCGGCGACGGTGATCGTGGACCGGCAGATTTGGACCCCATCACAGGGCTGGCATGCCTACACCGGGGAGCAGCACTTCCATGTTCACGCCGATGTCCTCGGTGGCCATGCCTGCACCCCCTGATGGCAACGACCCCACGACGGGCGAGATATGGCGTGCATTCGTCGACTTCCGGCAGGAGAGCAGGGATCAATACAAGTTCATCCTGCGACTGCTGATCGGAGGAATCGCCGCCTCCGTGATTGGCAACATCGTTGCCACGCTGACCGCAATCGGAGCGAGGCCGCCGTCATGAACACACCCGAGGCTCAGGCCGCCCGGATCAACCGGCTCCGCAACTGGGTAGTGGCGCTCGTGTTCGTCATCATCCTCGCGGGGTCCATCGGCCCGCTGACGGTCATCACGTATTTCAACCGAGCCTCGGCCGCTCAACAGGTCGACCTCACGTGTCAGGGCCTCGAGAACCAGGACACGATGCTGCGCGCTTTCCGCACGGCGTTCGAGGAGGGGCTTGGAGTTCCCTGGAGATTCCCGATACCGGAGGTGCCGCCCGAGTGCGATGGTTCCTGATCTCCCTCATCCTGGCGACGATCGCGTCGCTCGCCTTCGTTGCCGCTGGTGGGGAGTCCGCGAGGGCACCATCACCTTGCACTTGGACCGGCACTCCCGAGCGCGACGTGAAGACCGGGACCGCGGGCGCGAACGTCCTGTGCGCCGAGCCGGGCAACGACTTCATCCACGGTGCCGCGGGCAACGACGTCCTCCGGGCTGGCAAGGGCCGCGACGTGGCGGTGGGCGGCGGCGGCCGCGACGTGCTGCGCGGTGGTCGTGGACGCGACCGGCTGTTCGCCGTGGACGACCAGGGCGGGGAACGCATCATCGGCGGGCGTGGCAACGACCAGTGTTTCGTCGATCCCGGCGACGTCGTGTTCGGATGTGAGCAGACCTTTCGATCGAGTGAGCCCGAGATGGCGAGCGCGCTCGGTCAGTCGCTCCGTTCCGTGATGGAGATCGTCGAGGAGGTCACGGTCTCCCCGACCGTGGCGCCACCGCCGGTCATCGTCACCTCGACCATCACCCTGCCGCCCTGCAATCAGGGACCACCCGAACCACCACCGTTCTGTGGAGGAGGTTAGATCGTGAGCAAGGTCATCTCGTTCATCAAGTCCCGGCCGACCGAGGTCTGGCTGGGTCT